CGCCGCCGCGCCCGGCACCGCGCTCCAAGGCTCAGCCGCGCGCTAACGCCTGCGCCGCCGCCTCGGCCACGCCCTGGTCCTGCTTGCCGGTGCCGCCTGACACGCCCACCGCGCCGATCACCTTCTCGCCCTCCTTGATCGGCACGCCCCCGGCAAAGATCATCACCTTGCCGTCGTTGGAGGCATGGATGCCGTAGAAGTCGGCGCCCGGCTGGGCCAGCTTCGCCAGCGCCTTGGTCTCGACGTCGAATGCGCGCGCCGTCCACGCCTTGTCGATCGCGATGTCAACGCTGCCGCGCCACGCATCGTCCATCCGCGCAAACGCTAGGAGACAGCCGCCCGCGTCCACTACCGCGATGTTCATCGGGTTGCCGATCCGCTCGGCCTCCGCGATCCCCGCATCGATGATCGTTCGCGCGTCGTTCAGGTCGAGCGTTTGGGTAGTGCGCATGGTGTGTCTCCGTGGTCAGTTCGTGGAAAACCGCTCAACGCACGCCGCCGCGCCCGGGATTCCCCCCAACCCGGGCGGTGAGAGCGACGCGCTAGGGTGCCGATCGCTCCGCTATTTCGCGGCCAGCAGGGTGAACTTGTGAATCTGCGGCGGTTCAGAGAACAGTTCCTCTGCCTTGTCCATCAGTGCGGCGGCAACCTTGCCGTCAAGATGGGCCTGCCGATCCTCCTCTGTGTCGAACGTATCGAAGATCGCGTACGCACCGGGACCTTCCTCGATCGCATACCAGGTCAGAGTGCCCGCCTCAGCTTGAACGAGCGGCAATGCCGAGGTCAGGAAATCGGCGACATCGCGCTCTTTTCCGGGCTTGGCCTTCAGCGGTACATACAGTGCAAGTTTGGGCATAATTGACTCCTCGAGTAAAACGGACAGATATCATTCGGGAAAGCAACGGACGAGCGGACCGGGACGTTCCCCATGAGGCGGAGCACACGCGGCCCCGCCTCCTCGTCGAAATCAGAACTCCTGTGCGGTCGGCCGGATGACGATCGCGTTGACGTCGACGTCATCAGGTTGTTCGACAGCGAACGCGATAGCACGCGCCACCGATGCCGCCGGAATGGCCTGCTTGTAGAAGTCCAGCACCGTCTCGGCAGCCGTGCCAGAGGTCGTGAACTTCAAATCGCTTTCGACAGCTCCTGGCTCGATTGACGTGACCCGGACCTTTTCCCCCACCTCGTGGCGCAAGCCCTCGCTGATCGCGCTGACGGCGAACTTGGTGCCGGAGTAGACCGTGCCGCCCGGTGCGAAGACCTTGATGCCCGCAACCGAGCTCAAGTTGATGATGTGACCGCTGCCCTGCTCGAGAAAACCGGGAAGGGCCGCCGCGATGCCGTAGAGCGTACCCTTCAGATTGACGTCGATCATCTGGTCCCACTCGTCGGTGTTCACCTCGGCCATCGGACGGATCGGCATCAGCCCGGCGTTGTTGATCAGCACGTCGAGGCGGCCGAAGTCGGCAATGATTGCGGCGACGACGGACTGGACCGCCGATTTGTCGGTCACGTCCAGCGCGTAGCTACGTGCCGTGCCGCCAATTGCGGCGATGTCCGCGACGACCTCGTCGAGCCTGTCCTTGCGCCGCGCGGCGATGGCCACCTTGGCGCCGCGTTCCGCGAGAAGACGCGCGGTTTCCGCGCCGATGCCGGTGCTGCCGCCGGTAATGAGAACGATCTTGCCTTCGATACCCTTTGTCATGATTGTATTCCTTCAAGTCAGTTGTTGATTTTTCGCCGGATCGCGGGCCCGCGGGAGCCCGCCCGGCTTGATGGGGTCACCGCGAGCGCAACAGGACGGGAGCGGCGCCCACCTTGATGCGGAGCAGCTCGTAGGGCTTGCGGCGCAGGTCTCGGCCGCCGTGGAAGCCGGGCTGGCGGTGGAGCTGGTTGGCGGTGAAGTAGAGATATCCGTCGGTGCCGATCGACAACGTGTCGGGCCAGCTGATGCGCGGGTCGCTGACCACCGTCGTCCAGAGGCCCTGGTCGAGCATGCGGATCGCGTTATTCTCGTAATCGCCGGCGAACACGCGGCCCCGGTCGTCTTCGGCAATCCCGTCCGAGGCGCCTTTGCGCCCCAGGCTGCGGACCGCGCGGCCCAGCTCCTCCTCGGACACCGCGGGATCGCGCAGCAACGCCGTGGGCACCGCGTGCAGCGTGCGGCCCGACAGCGGACCGTAATACAGCAGGCTGCCGTCGGCGCTGAGCGCAATCGCATCGCTCGCAATTGCTACCGGCGTCGCGGGTCCATCGGCGGGACGGTTCATGAGCACCGCGCCGTCGACGACCGGGGTGAAGCCGGGCTCGGGGTTGGTCGTCGCATGGTTTGACAGGCGCCGGATCGCACGCCCGCTGGCGATATCGACGACGATGATGCCGCCGATCCCCTCGTTGCTGCTGTCGGTGATGTAGGCGACGCCCTCGGCGCCCTGACGCAGATCGAAGCGCACGTCGTTGAGGTAGGTCGTGGGCAGCACCACGCTGGGCGGCAGGACGATCGTCTTCACCACCCGGTCGGTCGCAAGGTCGATTGCCACCAGCTTTGCACCGCCGACCTGTGGTTGAGAGAATTTGGGCGCCGCCGTGTCGAGCACCCACAGGCGATTGGCGCCGTCTGCCACCACGCTCTGCACCGAGATGAAATGCCCCGCCGGGTCGGCCGGATCGGGCCGGTTGGTCGCGGCATCGGGATAAGGCACCGCCTTGCCGTCGACCAGCTCGGCAACCGTGAACGGCGCGTTGTCGCCCCATTGCGGGAAGTTGACGAAGATGCGCCCGTTGGGGGCGACGGTCACGCCAGTCGGCATCGCGCCATCGAAGGTCGCGACCTGTTCGATTTGCGGCGCGGATGCACCCTCGCGGGTCATCGCGCAGGCGGCGAGCGAGAGGGCAGCGCCAGCGGCCAGAAGCAGTTTGACCGAGGTTTTCATGGTGTCATTTCCTTGAGGATGCGGCCCGCTTCGTGGGGCTCGGACCGGAGGTATTGCGGCGGCGCCTTGACCGATGCGCCGAGCGCGGCGGCGGCGTGCCAGGGCCAGCGCGGATCCCACAGCGCAGCGCGGGCAATGGCTATGGCGTCGGCATGCCCGTCTTCGAGGATGCGCTCTGCCTGCTGAGGATCGGTGATCATTCCGACCGCCACGACAGGCATGGCCACCGCGTCCTTGACCGTCCGCGCCAGCGGCACCTGATAGCCGGGGCCGACCGGGATCTGCTGGCGCGGGTCGAGCCCGCCGCCGGAGACGTGGATTGCCGAACAACCGCGCCGCTCCAGCTCCTGCGCAAACCGCGCGGTTTCCTCCGCCGTCCAGCCGCCTTCAACCCAGTCGGTCCCCGAAACGCGGACGGTCACCGGGCGGTCGGCCGGAAACGCTTCGCGCACGGCATCGAACACTTCGAGCGGGAACCGCACCCGGTTGTCGAGGCTGCCGCCGTATTCGTCGCCGCGCCGGTTGGAAATCGGCGAAAGAAACTCGTGAAGCAGATAGCCATGCGCCGCGTGGATCTGGACGGCATCGATGCCGAGCCTGCCGGCGCGGCGGGCGGCGTCGGCGAACGCCTCCCGGATGCGGGCAAGCCCTGACTTGTCCAGTTCGACAGGGGGATGGTCGTCCGGAGCGAAGGGAATGGCGCTGGGTGCCACGGTCTGCCAGCCATTCTCCGTATTGGGGGCGATCTGCGTTCCGCCGTGCCACGGCTTGGCGCAGCTCGCCTTGCGGCCGGCATGGGCCAGCTGGATGATCAGCGGCATGTCCGACCAACGGCGCACACTTTCGAGCACGCTTCGCATCGCCGCTTCGGTGCGGTCATCGTACAGGCCGCTGTCACCGTAGGTGATGCGCCCTTCCGGGCTGACAGCGGTCGCCTCTATCGTTAGCGCGCCCGCGCCCGAGAGCGCCAACTGGCCGAGATGCATCTGGTGCCAGTCGGTCATCGCGCCGTCCTCGGCAGAATACTGGCACATCGGCGCGATAACGATGCGGTTGGCAAGCCGCAGCCCCGCGACCTCGAGCGGTTCGAACAGGCGCGCCATCACCATGCGCCCGTGTTGGGCATGGAGGCCCAGGGTTCGGCCGGGGCCATGTGTTCGCCTTTTTGGAGCAGTTCGATCGAGATCCCGTCCGGAGAGCGGACGAACGCCATGTATCCGTCGCGGGGGGGGCGATTGATCGTCACACCGCCCGCCTGCAGCCGCGCGCACGTCTCGTAGATGTCGTCGACCCCGTAGGCGAGGTGGCCGAAGTTTCGGCCGCCCGTGTATTTCTCGGAAGCGCTGCCATCCTCGGGCGGCCAGTTGTACGTCAGCTCGACCTCGGCATCGCCCTGCTCGCCGTCGCCGCGGAAATCCTCGTCGGCGGCAAGGTAGATCAGCGTGTAACGCCCGGCCTGGTTCTCCATGCGCCGGGTCTCCCTGAGACCCAGCAGCGTGAAGAACCGGACCGCCGCCTCGGGATCGGCGACGCGCAGCATGGTGTGGAGATAGCGCATGATCAGGCGACCTTTTCCTTGAGGGCTTCCATCACGAGTTCCGCGGTGCGCGCCGCGCTGGCGGGGTTCTGACCGGTCACCAGATTGCCGTCGCGTAGGGCGAAGGGGGCAAAATCGGGGCCGCCCTCGTGCTTGCCCCCAAGTTCCTTGAGGCGCGTTTCGAGCAGGAACGGCACCGCCTGATCGAGGCCGACCGCGCGCTCCTCGCTGTCGGTGAAGCCCGCGACACGGCGGCCAGCCACGAGGGGCGTGCCATCGGCCTTCTTTGCCGAGACCAGCCCTGCCGGTCCATGGCAGACGGCGGCGACGATCTTGCCTTCGCGGTCGAAGCGTTCGACCAGGCGGGCCAGTTCGTCACTGACGGGGTAATCGAACATAGTGCCGTGGCCGCCGGGCAGGAACAGCGCGTCGTAGCCGGCGGGATCGATGCTTGTGAATACAGGGGTGCTGGCAACCTCGGCCTTTAGGGCCTCGTCCTTCAGATAGCGCTCGACCGAAGCGTCGTTCTCGCCGTCGGCGTTGACGCTGCGCTGGTCGACGGGGATGGCGCCGCCCTTGATCGAAGCAAGCATCACCTCGGCGCCCGCATCACGGAAGGCGTAATAGGGGGTGGTAAGTTCCTCGAGCCAGACACCCGTCGGTTCGGTGCCGGGAGTCATGCGGTCGGCGGAGGTGGCCACCATGAGAATGCGGGTCATCGTCAATTGTCCTTTTCTAGTGATGTCGGGAACACGAGCAAACGCACCCGCCGGCGCCGCGCCCGCCACCAGGACAGCGGTGAGGGCTTGCAGCAATTGGCGGCGATTTTGCATTCGATCGTTCCTTTCGGCGGCTTAGATACGCAGGGAACGGCATCATGAAATCCAGCGGGAATGGCGGACGGCCATAAATCCGGTTATGGAACCGGAATGTCCCTCTTGCAGTTGCGCACCTTCGTCGAAGTCTACCGCCGTCGTTCACTGAGCGAGGCGGCCCGGGCAATCGGCATCACCCAACCGGCGGCGTCGCAGCACATCGCATCGCTCGAGGCGCAATTGGGCCGTCCCTTGTTCGATCGCCATTCGCGGGGTGTTCGACCAACAGCGATTGCCGACGATCTCGCGGCTTCGATCGGAAGCAGCCTCGACACCGCGGAATCGGCACTGGCCAGCGCGCGGGCCCGATCGTCGCGCATCTCGGGCACGGTCCACATCGCCGCGCCGTCGGACCTGCTGGGAGAGATGATCACGCCCCGGCTGGCCCCGCTGCTGGAAGCAGGGCTGGACCTGCGCCTGCATATCGGCGGGCGCGAGGCGCTCTATGCCTTGCTGCTCGAAGACAAGGTGCACCTCGCCGTCACCGCCTCGCAACCCGAAGATGCGCGGTTGGCCTTTCATGCGCTGGGCGAGGAACACCTGCGCGCCGTAGCTTCTCCCGCTGTGGCGGAGCGGATTGCCGCGTTGCCGTTGGCAGAAGGGCTCGACCGGACGGCTCACCTCGCCTACGATCTCGACCGGCCGCTGCTGCGGACCTGGCTTGAGGCAAACCAGATCGAACTGACGAGCCAGCCCGCCTTGACCGCGCCCGATTTGAGGGTGCTACGGTCGGGATTGTGCGCGGATCTCGGCTGGACGGTACTGCCAGGCTATCTCACCCACATCGAACGCGCTGCCTGCACGCTGATCGAGATACCCGCCCCGGTCACGGTGCCGCGCAACGCTTACTACCTCGTCTGGGCACGCTCATCGCTGCGCCACCCTCGCGTTGCTACGGCTCGCGATGCCCTGATCGCTGCACTAAGGCACTGACCGCGAGCCGGTAGAGGGTCTCTGGAACTGCTCGCAGATAGCATGCGGAAGTCGCTTCGATCGGACGGCTGTGTCCGCTTTGGGGAGCCGTGCTTCGTGGTGCCTACGAAGGGGATTGGGCAGCGTAGCTGCTAGGCGGCGTGGACAAATTTGAGCCAGCATCTGGCGGTGGCGATGTGGACCATGCCGAGGAAGCTGTTGGCGAGTTGATCGTATCGGGTGGCAATGGCGCAGTTGATCTTGAGGTGACCGAACACCCGCTCGATGCGATTGCGCTGTTTATAGAGCGTACGGTCATGCTCGATCTTCACGCGGCGGTTTGATCTGCCGGGGATGACGGCCTCGATTTTCCGCGCGGCGAGGTCGGCGCGGATGGCGTCGGCGTCAGGCTCGAAGGCAGGGCCGTACCATTCGATGGACAAGCCCTCGCTCGCAATGACGCTGGCGAGTTCGAGCCAGGTGTCGGCCGACAGGGTGCCGCCGAGCTTGAACGATATCGAGACGCGGTCAGCCATGATGACTTCCCGCAGCGAGGACCGACGTCGCCGGCGCAATTGCTTGGACTTCATTTCGCATTTTCATTCTCCGGAAAAAAGCGAAAGCCCGGCGCGATGGCCGGGCTTTCGAGGTGGGAGTTCAAGGTGCCGCTATGCGCGGCGGAGGCTCATTCGGCGGCGATCACGTCGGGATCGCCCTCAGCTTCACCTCCCTCCTCCGCGAGAAAAGCGGGAAGCTCGCTATCCGCCTCGTCGTTGGCCGGCGCAGTCGCCTCGGGCGCCGGAGCCGCTGCAACCTCATTCTCGGGCGTCCGCATAGTCTCGGGAAGCCAGCCGGCGTCTTCGAGCAGGCGCTCGGCTTCGCGCGCCATGTCGCCTTTCTTGAGATGGTCAATCATCCCCGCGAAATTCTCGCCGCGCGCCTCGGTGACGTCGGCGAGAATCCTCGGCTTGGGAACGCTGCTCAGATAGCCGTCGGCGGTCGGGCGCCAGCCCGCCTCGACGACATCGAGCCCCACGGCACGCGCGAGGATATGGCTGTGCGCAAGCCGCCGGGCGATCCCATGCGCCGAAACGCGGCCATCATAGCCCCGGACGATCTCGGCCTGCGCGTTGACGCCGAGCGAGGCGCAATGCGCAAGGAGGCTCGCCCGGTCCTCGTCGCCGATTTCGAGCAGCCAGTCCCAGACCTCCTTGTCACTCTTCGGCAAGCGCGAGCGCCACTCATCGATGCGCGCCGCGATCGCTTGGCCCGGAGCGCAGTCGCGCAGACCAACCGGAGCGTTGGAGAAATGGACCGAGTTGATGGACGTCTGCAGGCAGCTTTCGTGGCTGTAACCGTAAAAGCAGGACAGGACGAACGCATGGAGCACGGCGATATACGCCGTCTCCGGGCACTTCGCAAAGGCATCCTGGAGCGCGAGCGTCCGCCACGCCGTAAGGTCGGACACGAGGCGCTCCGACATCGGCTTCAAGCCGCCTTCATCGTCCTCGGGCTCGGCCGCAGATTGGGCGGGAGCCGAAGACGCGGTCTTGGAACTGCCATCGCCGCCGCCGGGGTCATTCGCGCCCTCGTCAGTGCCCTCATCGCCCTCCACCGGTTCGGCTTCGGGTTCGTCCTCCGGCTTCACATAGCCGCGCTCGACGCGCAGCCTTCCGTCGATATCGATCGAGACGAACGCACCGGCGATGGCGATGTCGGCGGCATCGAAGACAATCGGGCGGTCGTTGATGCGGCTGATCTCGGCGTCGATCTCCTCGAGCCGCGCATGGACCTCGTCGGGGACCTCGTCCGCATCGCTCCATTCGTTGCTCAGCGCTTCGCCCTCCGCTTCGAGGTCAGCGCCAAGCTTCTCCTCCTCCGCGCTCATTGGGACCTCGTCGCCGGCAAGCGCGCGCAGGCCGCGCCCGGGATTGAAGACATGCTCGATCGCGGCGTCGATCCATTTCCAGCCTTCCTCGCCGATCCGCGCCGCTTCGGCTTCGAACTTCTCGGCGACGAGCCGGTCGAGCAGGCCGACGTCGGTGAGCCAGCCGCCGTGATCGACTTCGAACAGGTCGCGAACGACGCTGCCGCCCTCCTCGACATAGGCGTCCAGGCCGACGAAACGGACGCGCTTGTCGGATATGCGGACACTGTTTTCCGTCAGCTTCTGGCGGATGAACGAGGTCGATGGCTGGAAATCGTGCTCGACCATCTCCCAGACCTGGATCTGGCGCTCCTCATCGTCCGTCACGGTGAATGCCATCAGGGTCTCGAGCGACATGCCGTCGTCACCATAGATGTCGAGCAGCTTCGACGACACGCTGGCCAGCTTGAGGCGCTGCCTGACCACCGCGGGCGTGACGAAGAAGTGCGCGGCGATGTCTTCGACGGCATTTCCCTTGTCGGCGAGCGCCTGCATGCCACGAAACTGGTCGAGCGGGTGCAGACTCACGCGCTCCGAATTCTCGGCGAGACTGTCCTCTTCGGCCAGGATATCGTCGTTCGCAGCCCGTACCCTGCACGGGATCGGCGCATTGTTGGCGAGCCGCTTCTGCTTCACCAGCAGCTGGAGCGCGCGGTAGCGTCGCCCGCCGGCCGGCACCTCAAAGTAACCGGTAGGGTTGCCTTGGCTGTCGAGGATCGGGCGGACATTCAGGTTTTGCAGCAACCCGCGCCGTGCGATGCTGTCGGCCAGTTCGGCAACTGACTGGCCGGGCTTGATCCGCCGAACATTTGCGTCCGAAAGCCGCAACCGGTCGAGCGGGATGGCCTGCGGTTGATCGAGCGTGATTTTTTGCTTGGAAGCCATGACTTATCTCCGCGACGGCCGACCAAAAGACTCTCTCTCGGCCTTCGAACCGTCGCGAAGCGCCCCTTCCCTCTTGCTCTCCCCCGCGCGGTTGGGGGGAAGCAGGGAAGTGAGCTACCGTTCACAATAGGAATGCGAACTGTTTTGGCCCGCGATGATAACTACGTTTCGTTGCTTGATAGGGAAAACAGCTCGTCTACTCCGCCTCTCCGCCTCCTGTCTGTTCCCCGTCGTCCGCAACGACTTTGCGGCCGAGGCAATAACTGCCCCACGCACCCATGAGCCTGACACGCTCGCCAGGCCTTTCCGCGGTCCCGAGGTAGGTCGTCCGACGGTAAGCGGCCTGCACTGCATCCGGCGTCTTGTGCGCAAGCGCCGCTTCCACGACGGCATCGGGGAAACCCTCGTTCGCCGCCCAATCGGTGAATGTCGACCGGAAGCCGTGGACATGAAAAGGCTCAGCCATGTCACGAAGAACCTTGAGCAGCGTCATATCGGACATATTCTTCCCACTCGCACCGGGGAAAATCACGTCTGTGTCCGGGAGCCTGAAAGCATGCGCTTTTGCAATCACTTCCACCGCGGCATCGGACAGCGGCACGATATGCGACTTGCCACGCTTCATATGATCGGCGGGCACAGTCCATAGCCGCGCTTCGATGTCGAGTTCGTCCCAGGTCGCCAGACGCACCTCCTGGCTGCGCGCACCAGTCAGAATGAGTAGTTCCAGGGCAAGCCTGCTGTAGGATGGCTTTCGCTGCAGTGCAGTGATGAAACCGGGCAAAGCCGCATATGGCATAGCCTTGCGATTCTCGGTCTTCTTGAGTTGCCGCGGCAAGCCACGCCCCGCTTTCAGGCTGCTATTACCTGAGGGAGCCTCGCGTGAACGCCAGCCCTTTGCATGCGCATAATCCAGCACGGTGCAGATCCGGTTGCGCACCTGACGAGCGGTCTCGGGTATCTCCTGCCAGATCGGCGTGAGCACGTTTATGATGTCAGCCGCGACAATCGCACCGGTCTGCTCGTCGCCCAGTTTCGGGAAGGCATAATTCTCGAGGCTGGAAAGCCATTGGCGGGCGTAGATCTCGCTCTTCCATCCCGCCTCGTTCTCGGCGCGATATTGCCTCGCCGCCTCGCGAAACGTCACCTTGGCAGACGCCTCGTCCTTCCGCTCAGCCAATATGTCGCGCCGGTCGACCTTGACCGCCTTGCGTAGCTCGCCGGCCTTCGCGCGGACCTGCGCCAAAGTGAACAACTTCGCACTGCCCAGCCCGATATCCTGACGCTTGCCGTCGCGCTGCAGGCGGAGGGTCCACGACGCCCCTCCCCGCTTGTCGACCTTCAAAAACAAGCCGTCACCATCCTGATAGGTGCCCGGATTCGCGAGAGCGGCCTTGACTGCAACCGCCGTGAGTTTGCCCATGGGAATCTTCCCCCACACTTTCTCCCCACATTCTGGGGAACCCGAGTGTGGGGGAAAGACAATCTTCCCCCACACTTCCCCCACACTACGCTCCGGCTGCAGGCAAATTGCCCCGGACGCATGCGGACGATGCGCAGATCATACGCTAGGTTTTCCGGGATTTCTAGGGGGTTCGGCGGACACCCTCGGACGGGAGGGTGGTGGACAGGGCTTCCATTGAACTATGCGTCATTTATGGCGTTTTCCGGCCGGTTTCTAAGCCGCCTTCTTTTCCGATACCCCCGCCGATACCCCCAAATTATTTTCTGCTCTTCTTCCCGGAATAGAACCGATTTCCGATTCGGGAAGCGCATCGAGCCAGTCGAGGATATCCTGTTCGCGCCAGCAGACCACCCCGCCGCCCAGGTCCTGCGACGGCGGGAACGTTCCCTCCGACTTCCGCTTGTAGATCGTCGACGCGCTGAGCGGGACAAGTTCCATCACCTCTTTGAGGCGAATGCGGCGGTTCGACTTCATCGTTCGGGTCCTTGTTGAGGCTGGGAGAGGATGGCGACAAGCGTCTCGTAATAGCTGCCGCTGGTGATGCCGATGTTCTCCGCGTGGCGCTTTGCCCGCTCGACAACTTCGGTCAGGGCAGCCACCCGCTCATTGAGCGCGGCAATCTCGCGACGCTGCCAGGAAACCTCGGGCAGATTGGGGAGCGATAGGTCGGACGCAACGCCGCACGCGGTCGCCTGCTTGATCGCGCAGGGGCCACAGCGGGCATGCTCCCCGTACTCGAAGCACATGTCAGGCGTCGGGCATATACCCTCGACGTCGTCTCGCCAGATCAGGCGCTGGGGATCGGTCATCGTGCGCCGATCGCGCTCCCTAAGCGCGGCAAGTTCGTCTGAGGCTTCGGGGGCAGGCAGCGCCGGCGGCGCAAGCTCATAGGTGATGCCATCGCGCGGGCCGTCGGGGCCGTTCGGGTGCGAGTGCCGGATTGCGTCGGCAAGCGAATATCGCCCAGCCTCCGCGCGGCTGCTCGTATATCCCTGAGCGTTCGGGCGATAATACATGCCGTACTTGCAGATCAGATATTGGTCACCCATGGTGATCAGCTCCACGCTGAAGGCTTAACTTCTCGGCCCAGGCGGCAGCATAGGCCTCGAAAGCCTCCCGATCACCGTTACAGCAAATCCAATGCGGCTTACCGCGCCGGGTCACCGGCCTCTCTCCATGCCGACGGGGCCACTCGGTTCTTGTGTCGACGCGCAGCGAGGCATGACCGATTTGCATCCCCGGCCACCTGAACGACACGATCACCTGATCGACGTGCCACACGCCATCCGCGCGCCGCTGGGCATAGGCGTGAGGCCGGTTGAAATCGGTGGCCCGCTCGATCTCGGCATCGGGGAAGCGTCGAAGAATGATCTTCTCAAACCGGCGAATCCAGCGCCTTTCGCGGTGCTTGGCTTCCGCCCGATGAAGATTGTGGCGGGCCTCGCAAAGCGGGGTGCAGAACACCATGCTATTCTGATGGCCCTGCACGTCGTCATAATGAATATCGCGCTCGTCGAGGAAATCGGAATCGATGCGATGGCCGCAGCCCGCGCACTCGAAATGCCAGCCGTTGTGGATCATCAGCCAAGCAGGGACGATCCCGGTATCGGCGCAATGATCCGCCCAGGGGGCCCGGTGACAGGTCACATAGGATATCTCGCCGTCGGCGTGTTCGTTCGCACCCCATCGCCGCGCCGTGATCGCGTGCTTCGCGAAGTAAATCGCGCCGGTGCGCTCGTCGTTCTCGCAAACCGAATAGGCCTTAAGGGTGACAGCTTTTGTCATGCCGACGCTCCATCATTTCGGGCGGCCGGGAGCGCGAGGGCCTTCGCCTTCCCGCGGCGGCCATATTTGTTCCCCCGGTTGCCGATGCTCCGGTGCCCCACGATCCGCCTCACCGGCTCGGCGGTCGGCACGATGATCGGTTGCTCTGTCGCGGCCGCGAGCAGCTCCTGAAACAGGCGCGCCACCCCGGGGCGATCGTCGGCGCGCATCGACAACGCGGCTGTCACGGCCTGCCCGAACGTCATGCTCACCAAACCCCGCCAGTATCGCTGACTGCGGCTTTGACCTGCTCCTCGGTGCCGACATAGGTCGGGAAGACGTAGGGCTTCCCGTTCTCGTCGCTGCCCGTCATGTGCGAGGTGAAGATGCTCCCGCCCGCGTTGAGGTGCGCGAGAAGCTCTGCGTCCGGTTTCCACGCCGACACGGTGCAACGGCCGTTGCTGAAAACGTGGAGCCAGCCGATCATTTCCTCAAGGCCGGGAGGCGGCCCGAAGTGATAGTTCGCGCCGGGAAAATCGTGCGGCTCAGCCATCGGCCTGCCCTCCCTCGATCGCCTTCGCCGGCTGCGCCTTGTCAGAGAGGAGCTTCGTGCCGTTCATGTAGAGGCGGACGCCGTTGAAGATTTGCTTCGCCAGCATCGATCGGGCCATTGCGTCGTTGACGCTGATCTCGCCCTTACGGAGCTGCTCCAGGTCAGAGCACAGGCCCGCGATTATATTCGGGATGCCGAGCTGATCGGAAATCGGTGCGGAAGTGTAATCACGCGCGGCCATATTGGGCCTCCATCTGTTTGCGCGCTGCGAGCTGGGCCAGTTCGTCAGCGAGGGCGCCTATGCGCAGGGCGTTGCTCTTGTCGCGGGCGGTGCCGCCCGTCGGCTTGGCCCGGTGGCGCGCGGCGCCGTGCCAGGCGTAACCGGTCACCGTTTCGCACGACCGGCAAATCGGCGGCCGCTCATAGTCGCGGGGCGACCAGTGGAAGCGATTCGACGCGACCTGCTCACAGATGGCGCAGGTGAAATCGTCGGGCGCCTCTTCGATTTCGACAATGGCGCTCACGACATGCCCCGATCCAGGGCGAGCGGCGCCGCGCCCGTCGGCCAATGTTCGCGCCAGTCCTCATCCTCGCGATAGGCGCGCTCCAGCTCTGACGCGCATTCGTCGCACATCATCGGCGCATAAAGCTCCGCTCCGTCCTCATGCTCCAGGATCGGGTCGCGCAGGTGCGCTTGGCAGAAATAGCGCTCGCAAACGGTGACATTTGCGTCCCAATCAAATTCACGGTCACCGCCGAGGCAGGAATTGCCGTGCATCCCGCCGCAAGCATATGAGAGCCCGCGATCGATCTCCGTCTCGCAGCCCGGATGATCGCACGTCGCCGCATAGGCATAGCCGATCGGCCGGCCGTTGCTGTCTTTTCCACATCGCGCCCAGCCCATTACGACGCCCTCCCCCGCGGCCCGCGGCCGTCGCGGCAGTACCCGCAGCGCCCGTTGACGAGGCGCGGCATCTGCTCAAAGCACTGCTCGCACTCGCCAGGCTCGCCGACCGGGATCGGCGCACGCGCGGCGCGCAGGCCTTGCTCAAGCTTCTCGTCGACCAGCTCGGTTGCGAAATCGGCGGCGTCAGCCATTGGCGGTACCCCCGTCGCGGGCCTGGCGCCCAAGTGCGATGGCGCGCTCGTGGCCACCGTATTCGTTCGCCTTTCGACGATAGAACTCTTGCAAGCCGCGCAACGCGCGAGCCAATGTGACATCGCCGTTTTCATGCAGCCACGGCGCCCGCAGTCCGTAGCCTGCGGACCGGGCCGTGAACCAATCACCGCCGGCGACAACCGAATGGGTGACCTCCAGAGTGGAGAGCCTGTTGAAACCGCTCGTCTGCGTGCCCGTAGCGACGATCTTCGTCGCGTTTTTCGGCGCCCTGTGCACCTCCATTTATATCCCGGCATGATATCCACGAGCTTTGCTCGGAACGCATTGCTGTCCATTACGCCGCCTTCTCCTTCGACGGTCCGACCATCCACGAAGGCGGCAGCGGGATCTCGCGCCCGTCGATCGGTCGCCAGATGTGCAGGCAATAGGGGTGGTGGCTGATGTGCTCGGCAGTCGCGACGTGGAGCTGCATGCAGACCTCATCGTCGCGGAAGAACAGCCGCTTGACGTGCTCCATCTCCGGCCAGTTCGGGCACCGGCTGGAGCGGCTGACGCTGACATGCTCCCAGCCCTCCCCGCTCGCGGCGATGACGCGCAGATCCTGCTTGTCGATCGGCGACGGGACGATGAAGCATCCGGCCATATCGTCGCCGAGGCGGCCGGCGAACTGGATTTCCATCGCGGTGTGACGGTAGCGGTCGATTTCGCGGGTGCGGAGATTCTTCACGGCGTGATTTCCTTCACCTGGACAACGAGCGCGCCGTGAAAGGCGGTCGCCCGCCTGCCCTTCGATTTCAGGGCCTGCGCGCCGAGCTTGCGGATGAGCTTGTCGACGTCGACCGTGACGCCGATCAGGCAGGGGACCGCGACCGGCTCGACCTCGTGCGGCCCCACCTGGCGCATGACGCTGATGTTGCCCGGGAAGCTGTCGCGAAGAATACGTTCGGTCATCCCATCACCGCCCGCGTCGCCGCGTCACGCGCAAGGTTGAGTTCGGCCATCGCCTGCTCGTTGCCGCCCTGTCTGTCGGGGTGCGCCGCCTTCGCCCTCTCGCGGAATGCCACGTCGATCGCGGCCGGGGTGACCAACTCGCCCGGCTTGAAACCGAACAGCTTCCGCCAGTCGACCGCGTCGGGCGAAGGAAGCGCGAGGAAGCCCTTGAAGGTCTGCCGCACGATATGAAGCCCGCCGTGCCGCATTTCGGTGCGTCGGGCCTCAAGAATGTGATGGATCGCCTGGAGGTTGTCCTCGGGCTTCGGATAGCGATCAACCGCGATGCACCTCTGCCCCTCGTCCCAGGTGAACCATAGTGACACGCCCGGATCGCTTGGCCGGTCAACGCCAAGCGTGACGTTCGACGAAATGATCACGTCCGTAACCTGGCGCCCGCTGTCTTTTCCGAACGCGACGATCGACCCGCGCACATTTTTGAGCGCGCTGGCGAGCGTCGAGCGAAACGGGGACGGTTGATGGCGCGCGGTTCGCGGCATGCCGTCGGGCCATTGCAGGGGGAATTGCTGTGTCACTGCGCGTCGCCCTCCTCAACCCTGCCGCCGCTGACTTCTGCGCGCGCGAGTTCGTTGAGCAGCTTCAGTTGAGCGTGTTTTTGCGCGATATGGGCCTCGATCACAGGCACCGCGAGTTCATACTCAACGTGCAGGAGGCGCCGACTATTGTCCCCGGACGGAATGCCTATCTCTATCCGCCTTACCGGGCGACCAAAGACGTCCCGAATGTCGACCGGGGCGACCTTCTCCATCGCAGCACGCACATCCGCGAGAAGCTTCTCGCCGGCCTCAATCTCGGCATAGGCGTATGCGATCTTCCGAGCGGTTTCGTTGGTCAGCATCAAAGCTCTCCAGAAAGGGCCGCCGCCCCTCCAGTGGACACCATAGGGGCGGCGGCAGGTTGTCCCGGTGCTGCGGGGGGCGAGTCAGCCGGGAAATCAGAAAAGATGCGGTCGGCGGCCGGGCGAACGCCCCGCGCCTGGTCGACGTGACCAGCCACGCCGCCGGCGGCAGCGCCGAGCAGGATCAGCGCGACGAACGTCCGCTTGCGGGGAACGTCGGCGATCACGGCTCGATCACCGGCAGGCCGGCACGATCGAGGGCGACGCCGGACGGTACGAACAGCTTTGCGCCCGAGCCGAAGCACAGCACAAAGCCCAGCGGATGCGGGTCGACGGCGCGAACCTGTTCAAAGGCCAGCTCAGCCACGCGCATCCGGGGTTCGTTGATAAGCTGCTCTGCCGACGCGAGGCAGGCGGCGTGGGTGCGGGCGGCGCTCAGCATGACGACGCCCCTCCCCTGCGCGCGATCTCCGCGTGAAGCTCGGCCGTCGGGATCGACGACAGGACAGGCGTGCGCGGCAGCGTCAGGCCCCGCGCCTTATGCGGGTCGCGATCGAGCGCGCCCTGACGGACGAGGGAATCAACCACCCGGTGTGCGTTGCTCTTGGCGTGCCAGCCCAGCTCGCCCGCAATCTCGTCGAGCGTGGGCGCACAGCCCGTCGCGCCGATGCGGCCGCGGATGAAGTCGAGGGCGCAGAGTTCGGCGGGGGTCATCAGAAGGGAATCCCGTCGGTGTCGTAATACACGGTTTCGACCGGCCTCGTCGTCGTGCTGCGCGAGTGCGATTCCATGACGAAGAATTCATCGCCGGGATGGGCCAGCGCCAGGCGCTCGGCCTCGGCGCGCGCCGCCTCGAAGCTCTCGTGCCGAAACTTCGGCGCGTGCGGCCCCTCGGGGTTCCACACGATGTAGAACGGCGCCATCATCGCAGCACCAGCGTCAGCGTGATCGCCGGGAGGTTAAGCACGAGCCACGCGATCAGCGTTAGCGCCACGATGAAGGGCCAGCCCAGGCGGGGCATGTGGCGGCTGGGGTCGCTCATGCCGCGCCTCCCGCCTTTGCGATGGCAGCGAACGCGCGCCGCAACTCGCCGACGGTGACATCGAGCGGGACTATATCGGCATCGGCCAGACTTGCGGGCAGAGCGCCGAGATTGGTCGGCATAAGGCCGGCCAGCGCCGCAAGCATGTCGCCAGCAGCGTCGAGTGTCCGCGTTGGCGTGTCGAGCAGGAGGAGCATGTTGGCCACGGCGATGCCGCTTTCGTTCAACCAGATATGCCCGTTACGGCTGTGCTCAAGCAGGCCCCAGCCCCGCGAACGAATTTCGCCGATGTCCAGGCGCTTGGTCGCGCGCCGAATCTGGCTTGCCGTCAATCCGGTGGGGCGCGAAAGCATCCATGCCTTGATCGAGCCCGTCATGCCCATCGCGCGGCGCTGGCGCTCCATGCGCAGCAGCCCGGTCAGCACCTTGATTTCGTTCACCGTCAGGCGTGCGTCGCGGTCCCGTTCGTTGAGATAGCCAACGTTGGCCAGCAAGATCGCTTCATCGGTCGCGATGCCACGGCCCAGCTTCTCGGCCGCCGCCTTGCCCCGGATGCCAGATTTCGCGAGCCGGTGCGCCTTGGCGGCCAACGCCGCCGAAATGGGGAATGATAGGCCGCTCACAGGAGCACCGCCCGCACCGCCGCCGCCAGCGCGGGAACGAGGATGGTCGCCACCGCAAACGCGCAGGCGATGCGCGCCAGCACGAGCGGAAATGCGACCTCAGCGGTGTCGGGATGTTCGCGGGCGGTTTTCATCGAAGGCTCCGTCGTGGTGACGCAGCCTCACTATATGCCCATAGGAATATTATCAAGCATAAAAATGCTTCTAGGAATATTCCTGCTCCAACCGACCCCGCGCAACCGCAAATCCTTGGATTGCTATCGCGAGCCGTCTATTGTCACCGCAAAGGGACAGGGGATCGAAGATGGCGCTTTCCACGAATCAGATGATGCTGGTCGAGCAGCGGGTCACGAACGACGGCCCCAGCACGGCGATCGCCTATGTGCTGTGGTTCTTTCTGTGGTTCGTTAGCGGGCACCGCTTTTACCTCGGCCGCCCGGCCAGCGCGATTCTGCAGATCATCTCCTATTTCCTGATCGTCGGCTTCATCTGGGTCATCATCGACGCCTTCCTCATCCCCGGCATGCTCCGAGAGAAGCGCGCCGAGATGCGTCAAAGCCTGATGGTGGAGATGATGGCGCACGGTGGCGGCGACGCCCTGCCCGCCGCGGCCTAGTCGTCGGGGAATATCTCGTCGGGGTACCAATCCGCGGGCTCGTCCGACGCATCGGGCGCCGGCGGCAACACCGGATCCTCGCCACCGAATGCAATCCTCACGAAATAGCCGCGGCCACCCGCGCCCTGAAAGATAGCCTTCACCTCGCCGCGCCGGATCTGCTGACCGACATAGGGCGCACGATTGGCAGGCAGATAGCCGAGCTGGATATCGGTCGTCGTGAAGACCGCGACCGCATTCTCGTCATAGGGATTTTTCGGCTCGGCCCGCAGTTTTACCCGATCGCCCGGCTGGAGCAGCTCGATGCCGAACCGACGCGCGGGACCGCTCTTGTTCGGGAAGTCGATACCAACGATCGGGAGCGTGATCTGCGCCAGCATAGCCGGCCAAGCTCTATCCCATCCGGCGGCCGATGAAAATCACCCGCCCCATGATATGGCATTCGCCATCATGCGCCTCGGTCGGCCGGACAACGGGATTGTCGGGCGACATGAGCAGCGCGCCTGAAGGCAGGCGGCGGAGGCGCCGGATCATGCCAAGGTCGCCATAACTGACCGCCCAGATCAGATCCTGATCATCGAGGCGCCGCGACGAGGTGTCGATCAGTACGATATCGCCATCGCGAATTGTCGGCTCCATGCTGTCGCCGCGCCCCTGCACGACCTTGAGCGCCTCGACCGGGCCGTCATACAGGCCCCGCAGCCACTCCAGCCGAAACGGCGCGCGGCCCTTCACCTCTGGCGTGGCGTCCAGATAGGTCGCGCCCATCCCGAGCGCGAGATCCACTTCGTCGATCAGCGCTAGTCCGAGCTCCTCCGCAAGATCGTCGGTCGTCATCGCGCCTGGCTTCGATCGGCCGGGTTCCTTCGGCGGCGTCCACGGCTGATCGTAGAACTCGTCGGGATGCGCGCCGGCGATGTAGGCGAGCATCGCGTAATTGCGCCCCTCGGGGACGGTGCCACCTTCCCATTTCGAGATATTCGATTGCTGGGTGCCGACGAGCTCCGCGAACGGCCCCTGCTTCAAGCCAAGGTGCTGTCGAAGGGCGACGATGTTCTGCGCGAGCACGGTTTGCGACATGCCTGAGGCATAATTCACCTTCTCCGACAATTCTAATGCCTGCGGGAATATTCTTGCTTGCATATTTATTCCTGTGAGAATATCAGCGGTGCTCATGGACAACCTCCGAGACATTCGGCGCCAGCTGGGCCTTACGCAGATCGAGTTGGGCGAACGCCTCGGCCTCGATCAGTCCACCATCTCCAAATTCGAGACGGGCGCGCTCGCGATCGACAAGCGAACCGAGCTTGCCCTCCAAGCCATCATCGCGGCCCACGTCGCCACGTGCGGCGCCTGCGAGCTGCGCGCCGACGACCCGGCCTGCACCTCGTGCATCCGCGCCGACTGCGGCCTGCGCCCGAAGGTGGCGGCCTGATGCAAGTTTCTCCGAGCTTCCGGGGTGCAATCCCCCCCCGTGCCCCGGGAGCGTGCGGCGGGGAGGCTCACCCCTCTCCTGGGTTTCCCCGCCGCGCGTCTGAATTTTTCCCTGTTCCATGCGGAACAGATGCACCAACTACGGGGGCTAACCAATGGAATTAATTGGTCAATTTTCCACTCCGGCTGTAAAAATGCTGCTGGGCGACACGCTCCGGCTGTATGTCGGGCACGCCAAGCGCTTCTCCTTCGCCGAGCTGGCCGAGGCCACCTTCGACGGTGAAGGCGACCTGAGGACGTGGGAGCGCCGCCTGCGCAGCTACACCGACGCCAACGCGCCGATGATGCCTGCCGACGTCTTCATGCGCATCTTCGCTGCCCTGCCGCCCGCCGCCTTCCAGCGCGTCGCGAGCCGCATGGGTTTCAGCACGGCGCCGATGGAGGTCGACGAGGCCGCGACGGTGCGCCGCGCGGGTCGCGCTGCGGCCCGCATCGCCAGCGCGATCGCCGACGCGAACGAAGATGGCCACATCGATCATGGCGATCTGCTCGTCATCGCCAAAGTCGCAGCGGAGGAGCTGCCGGCCATCAATTCCATCGCGGGGGGCGGTTCAGCGCCGCACTGACGGCGATCCTCCCAAAACCACCATAGCGCCCGTCGGGCGCGCCTGAAGGAGCAACGACTATGGCAGAAGGTGCCATTGCGTCCGAACAACTGCGCCTGTTCGTCGAGCGGGTAGAGCGACTCACCGAGGAGAAGAAGAACATCGCGGACGATATCCGCGACGTTTTCCTCGAAGCGAAGTCGCAGGGCTTCGACACGAAGACGATCAAGGAAATCATCAAGCTCCGCGCGATGGATCCGCACGAGCGCCGCGAGCGCGAGGCGCTGCTCGACACGTACAAGGCCGCGCTCGGCATGCTGGACGGCACGCCGCTCGGCCGGTGGGCGCTGGAGCGGCTCGACAAAGATGAGGCCGACGCCGAAATTGCCAGCCCCGAAATCGACCTCGACGACGCGATCGCCTATGTCGTTTCCTCGCAGAATGCATCGGTGTCCGCGCTTCAGCGCCACTTCAAGATCGCATACAACCCTGCTGCCCGCCTGATCGAGCAGATGGAGGCCGTCGGCATCGTCTCGGCCCCCGACAGCGCCGGACGCCGCACGGTGCTCCGCCAGCCCGACGGCAGCGAGGCCCCGGTCGAGCCGCCGGCGCCCGAGCCCACGGTCGACGATGCCCGCCACATGGGCGCCGATGCTGCCGCGGCCGGCGCGCCGGTTACGTCGAACCCCTTCCCCGCCCGCGACCCGCGTCGCGCGGCATGGGACGAAGCGTGGTGCGCCGCGCTCGGCAGCGACGGGATGGAGATTCCCGACGCGCTGAAGCCCAAGCCGAAGCCGAAGAAGGGCAAGGCAGCCGATGGCGCCAGCGATGACGGCGGCGCTGAATGAGCCGCCGCCGAACCGAACGGATTGAGCCGACGACGCTGGAGGAGCTGAGGGGCGACCCCGGCTCCTCTCGCGGCGACCTCGAGAAGGAATTCGGTGCCTATGGCGTGATCGTCATGCCGGGCGACGCCGAGGCCCCGATCCTGACGCCGCCCGTCCGCGGCGCGCTGCACCAATGGCTGTTCGAAATGAACGCCGAAGACGAGCTGAAGGCCGTTGGCCTGAAGTCGCGCAGCCGATGCCTGCTCTCCGGCCCGCCCGGCTGCGGCAAGACGACGTTGGCGCACCATATCACCGCGCGCCTGGGCGTGCCGATGGTCGTCATCCAGTCCAGCGCCATGATCAGCGGCTCGCTTGGCGGGACGGGCAGCAATATCCGCAAGCTCTTCCGCGCGGCCCGCCGGGGTGGCCACGACGTCGCGCTCTTTTTCGACGAGTTCGACGCGATGGCGCGCTCGCGCGAGAAGCTCGGCGATCAGGCGTGCGATAACGAGGTTGCCAACATCACGATCGCGCTCCTCCAGGAGTTCGATCAGCACGACGGCCTCCTCTTCGCGGCGACCAACGTCGCCAAGGGCATCGATCCCGCAATCTGGCGGCGCTTTCAGCTCCAGATCGAAATAGACCTTCCCGGCGCTGCCGAGCGCTTCGCCATCGTCAGCATGTATCTCGCGCCCTATGTCGCATCCGACGAGGCGATCGCCGGCATTGCCGATGCGTTCGAACAGGCATCGCCCGCGATGATCCGCGAGGGCTGCGAGGCAATCAAGCGCTCGCTCGTGCTCGGCCCGCGCATGAAGTTGCCGACCGATCTTCCCTCGATCATGGCGCGCTTCAGCGTCTCTTCGGCGCCGTCGGAAGACATGGCTGAGCCGAAGCTTTGGTCCGAGCCCCGCACGGTGATGAAAAATCTCGCCGCGCTGCCTTGGCCGCCGGAGCGCGCGGGATGACCGTTTGGCCTTTCGACCCCCTACCGCCTTTGTCGTACGACGTGATCCTCGCGGACCCGGCGACGCGGTTCGAAACCTATTCGGCCGCGGGCGCCGGAAAGGGCCCCGATGCTCATTATCCTACCATGACGTGGGAGGAACTCGCCGCGATGCCCGTGTCGCAGCTCGGCCGGGGGGACTGCGTGTTGATGATGTGGGCGTGCTGGCCTTCGCTCGAGCAATCGCTTGATCTCCTTCGTGCTTGGGGCTTTCGCTATGTCACCGGCGGCGCCTGGCATAAGCGCACACCGCGAGGGAAGTCCGCCTTTGGATGCGGCTATGTCCTTCGCAGCGCGACCGAACCTTACCTTATCGGCACATTGGGGAGCCCGGCGACGGCGAACAACATTCGCAACGTCATCGAAACCGAGGATCTCGATGCCATTGACGCGGTTCGGCGCGAGCATAGCCGCAAGCCCGACGAGCAATACGAAATCTGCGAACGGATCATGCCACGCGCCACGCGCTTGGTAGAACTCTTCGCGCGCCAGTCGCGACCTGGCTGGGATGTCTGGGGCAACGAGACGACGAAATTCGAGGCGGCGGCATGACGTTCCGCCTGCCCTTGATCGGCACCGAGATGCGGCGCGATTACGTGCGCCGCGAACTGAGCGTTCGCCTGCATCACCTGTTTCGCGCTCCTGACGGCTCAATCATCGGCTGCGCGGGGCCGGGCTTCTGCGTCATCTGCAATGCGGAGGGGCGGAAATGAGCGCGCCCCTCGCCTTCTACAACGAGCACGACCCCAAAGCGGCGGCGTGGCTGCTCGAGCTGATCGCGCAAGGCCATATCGCGCCCGGCGTCGTCGACGAAAGGTCAATCAGTGACATCGCACCAGACGAGCTTGCTGGATTTACTCAGTGCCACTTCTTCGCCGGAATCGGCGTCTGGCCCCTCGCCCTCCGCGCGGCCGGATGGGCCGACGATCGCCCCGTCTGGACCGGCTCCTGCCCGTGCCAGCCTTTCAGCGCGGCAGGCAAAGGCGATGGGTTTGACGACGAGCGGCACCTCTGGCCCGACTGGCATTGGCTCATCGGCGAGCGTCGCCCTCCAGTCATCCTTGGCGAGCAGGTTGCGAGCAAAGATGCCTTGGTCTGGATCGATCTTGTATCGTCTGACCTGGAAAGAGCGGGCTACGCCTTCGGGGCGGCCGATCTGTGCGCTGCGGGCGCAGGGCTGGAAGCCTTCGGCGAAAGCGTCTGGAGCGAGCGCCTATCTCGGGCCATACACCTTTGCCCCGATCCCGTGGTGGCCGGGGCTCTTCGTGATTTTGCCGACTTCGCTGGCCGCAACCTTGGCGGCGAGCATGGCGGCCATCACATCCGGCAGCGCGCCTATTTTGTCGGGCTGGCCGACGTCGCGCTCGGAGGACTCGGAGAGCTCGGGGATGCGCTGGGGGCGTGGCAAGGCGGACACCCTGACCGCGGTAGCGACGCACTTAGCCGGGTGGCCGACGACATTGACGGCCGATGGGGGCAAGCGCGGGGAGATTTCGCCCCGACCAGGGATGATGGGTCTATCGGAGACGGCACCGCTCACGGGTTGGCCGACGGCAATGGCCGGGACGCCAGCGCAGAATGGCAACAACGCCGCCGGGAACAACGACAGCAGCCGCAAAACGGTCGCCCTCCTCTCGGGGTGGCCCACCCCGATGGCAGCGGATTCGCGGGGCCGGGCGGGAGCAGCGGAGCACAAGAACAGCGAGCTTCCGAATTGCGTGGAGCTGGCGGGCTATCTGACCCCGCGAACGATCACCGGCGGCGCGGAGAGCGCGGCCCGCAAGCAGGAACTTGGGCGGACGGCTTCGGGTGGCGGGGACCTGCAATCGGTGACGGCCGAGGCGACGCCCATGCGCCTAACCGCAGCCGGGGAGATGCTGATTGGCTCTTCTGCCGAGATGGAAAGTGGCGGGCAGTTGAACCCGGAACATTCCCGCTGGCTCATGCGGCTCCCGCCCGCGTGGGGCTCCTGCGGGGTTACGGCAATGCCCTCGACCTCGAAACGGCGATCCAATGGATCGAAACAGTCAAAGCTCATCTAGACGGCCGGGCCGTTGAAAGGCTGGCGGCATGATCAGCGTCCCCACCTGCACCGCCCCCGGCTGCACCACCGCGCTCGACCGGCGCGGCCGGAACGTCAGCGGCCTTTGCCGGCGCCACGCCCTCGACCTCGCCTGGACGCCAGAAGCGCGCGCGAAGGCCGCGGCATCGTTCCGCGCCTGGGCCCGCGCCAATCAGCTCGCTTGGTGCCCGCCCGGCTATCGCGACGCCTATCGCCACCTGACGAACAGCAAAGGCCTTCCGGCCGCCGAGGCTCGCGCGGTCGTTGAGCGGCAGATCGAAACCGACGCCCGCCGATATGCGGCGACCGGCGTCCCTCAGCAGCACGAGCGGACAGAGAGGATGGAAGCATGATTTGGAGCCGTCTCTTCGGCCGGCCAGCGGCGGTTAAGTTCGTCGAGCCCGAGGCTGGGGCGGAGATCGTTATTCTTGCGCAGGGCGAGGCCCTCGTAACGCCGCCGCCCATCACCTGCGCCGAGGCCGGCCGGGGCGGCTATATCGTACGCCACGATCGCGAGCGCGCCAAGATCCGCGAAACCACCATTGCGCTTGCGGAGAAGATCGGCCGGCCGGAGCTGGCGGACCCGCTGCGGTGATTATGATACTCAGCCCCAATAACGTTAGGATGACCCGAAATTCATGGGAGGGGCATCTATGAGCGGAGCAAGATCAAAAGCGTTGCAGGTGGCCTGTCCGGCCTGTGGGGTGGCGTCAGGAGTGGCGTGCCTCGGCCGGTCGGGGCCGCGCACGGCAGTGCATCGCGCCCGCATCGATGCCGCGACCGCTACGGTGCAAATGTATCGCGGCGGCGGAAAGAGGCCGCGCTCGGAGCGCTGCAACACGGTCGGGACCATCTATGTAATCGAGGGCGCCGCAGGGCATTACAAGATCGGGTATACACGCGGCCCCGTAGGAAAGCGCCTGCGCGCTCTTCAGACGGGAAACCCTGTAAAGTTGCGGATCGAGATGACCCTAACCGGCACAGAGCGCGAGGAACAGCGGCTGCACGCCCTGTTCTCCGACAAGCGAGTTGTGGGCGAATGGTTCCTGCTGTCCGCCATTGATATCGCAGTACTGAGGGCGGGTGCGTGAGCCTGACGCCTGCCATCCTTGACGCCCTCCTCGCCGCCGGCGCCAGCGCGGAAATGATTGTTGCTGCCGTCAAGGCCGACATGGTCGATGTTGAGGCGCGCAAGGAAGGAAAGCGTGCGAATAACGCCGAGAGGCAGCGCCGGTTCAAAGCCAAGCGCAAGGTAACGACCGATAACGCCGGTAACGCGTTACCGCCCGTTACCCCTTCCCCCAATGATATATATTCTAACCCCCAACCCGCTTCTACCGAACCTAACGGTTCGGCAGAAGGCGCGCGACGCCGGAAGCAAGATCCATTCCCCTGCCCTGACGGGGTTGAGCCGATCCACTGGCAAGGTCTGATCGACAATCGGAAGAAGAAGCGGGCGGCGCTCAGTGCCGGCGCACACCTACTGATCGTCGAGAAGCTGGATGGCTGGGCCCGCGATGGTTGGCCACCGGGGCCGATCGTGGCGCACGCCGTCGAGCGTGGCTGGGTAACGGTTTTCGAAACAGACGAGATGAAGGCGGCAAACGGCAATGGGCACGGCAGCAATCGGCAAGGCGCTCCCGGATATTCGGGCGGACGCGACAAGCGGAGCGGCTTTCAGCGAGCCCTCGACGATGAGCTTGCCGAGCATCAGGCTAGACGATCAGCGTCTCCGAGAACTGACGATCATCGCAGAATCGCCGCTCCCGACGCCGCTCCCCTGTGATGCCGAAGAGTTTGCGAAGCTGATGCGCACGCTGTCGACCATGAACAGCCGCGTCGACGATGACGATACAGGTAAGCTGCGGTCGGCAGTGCTGCGCCGCGTGATCGGTCATTATCCTCGCGAGGCTATCGCCTACATGGTCGAGAGGGCAATCACGACCCTCGACTGGTTTCCGAGCCCGAAGCAGTGCCTCGACATCCTCGCCGGGTGGAAGCGCAACGACGGGGCAGTGCAGCGGCAGGCGTCCGCGACGCGGATGGTGCGCGCCGAGCGCCAGGCGCGCTTTGACGACATCATGCGCGCGCTGGAGCGGCGGGAGCTGGATCAGGCCGCTATCGATGCGCTGCCGCCGCGCATGCGCGAGATCGGCGCCGAGCGCGGCTTCCTGCGCCGGCATGACGATGGCGCGTATCGCGTGCGCGCCGATGTTTCATGTGGAACAAAAGGTGATTCAGTGGAAAAGGCGACAGCGTGACGAACTTGATTGATCATTGGTGCATCCTGCGCGTCGGAAGTCAGCGCACAATCGCCCTTGCAGCCAGCCTTCGTAAGGCGGGGTTCGAGGTGTGGACCCCTGTGAAAACGGTGACCAAGCGCCTGCCGAGGTCGAAAGACCGCCGCGAGATTACCGTGCCGATCATGCCGTCTTATGTGTTCGCTCGCGCCAGCCAGATTCTCGCGCTCTTCGCCGAAGCGAGCAACCCGGCGACCGACCATCCGAAATTCCAGATTGCGCGTTGGGCAGGCAAGGTGCCGACTATATCCGACCGCAGCCTTGACGCCCTGCGCGTTGCCGAGCGACGGGCCATCCCGCCCAAAGCGGGCCGACACTATAAGGAGGGCGCGGCGGTGCGCGTTGCCGACGGCGCATGGGCAGGACTGACCGGCGTCGTGAAGGCGGGGCGCGGACGATATACCTGGGTTGACATCCCAGGCTTTTCGCAGCCGATCCGGTTCGCCAGCATGCTTCTGCTCGAAGAGGTGCAGGCCCAATTGCTCCGGGCCGCAGCATGACTATTGCGCACGCGAATCGGTCATGTCATAGGGGGAGGGTTAAAGACACCATATGTAGTGTCTGGACCGCTGCCCTAGCAGCCACGCGAGCTAAGTAGGATACGCTTCGGCGCCCTCGCACCAAACGCAGGAAGTCCCGCTTCCGTCGGTGTGCAACGCAATTCCATATATCGATAGGGGAACGTCATGACCGACGCTGCTCAGCCCACCGCTGATGAGATCAATGCAGCCCGAGCCCTTCTGGCCCGGGCTGCGGCATCGGACGCCGAAGCTGCGCGCGCTGCACTGATCGACCTCGTTACCATGCCCGAGCTTGAGGCTGTGCTTTCTGCACTGCGCAAGGCTCAGACGCTCAACCCTGCCGATGCCGATGTCGCTTATACGGCTGCTATGCTGGAGCGGATCCGCTTCTCGCACACGCCGCGCTGATCGATGGGCGAGCGCATACGCGGGCGCGCGGGGCAGAAGCTCCGGGCCCGACGCCTCGCCCGCACCGATGGCCTATGCGAGCATTGCCTCGATCGCGGCATCACTCGGCTCGCTACTCGCGTCGACCATATCAAGCCGCTCGCCCTGGGCGGCGAGGATGTCGACGACAACACGCGCAACCTGTGCGTCCCATGCCACGCCGAGGTGACCGCAGTGCAGTTCGATCACGCCGCGCCGGTCCAAGGTCGCGGCGTCGGGCGTGATGGCAGGCCGACCAGTCCGGACCATCCTTGGAATAGGAGCTGAGCTATGTCGCAATGGGTGGTTGGCTGGTCGATGGAATTGATGCTGTTCGTCGGAGGTGCCGTGCTGTTGTGGCACGGCGCCGCCCAGCAAGGCTCGACCTTCATCGTTGGGGCTACGATCATCACCGTCATGCGCGCGATCGAGCGCGACCGCCGGCGGCGCGAGGGCCCACCCCCCGGGTCAAAAGTCTGAGAGCCGCGCCTGACGGACACCTAACGGCCCCTGCGTACGCGCTGAGAGCAATTTTTGAGGGGGGAGGGTTTCCGCCCGCCCCCGCTGGAGACCCCCGATGGCCGACTTGGTTGAAATCCAAGGCGGCGAAGGAGTTCCGCCCGAACCCAATTGGCGAAACATCTTCGGGCGAGCAGCCGACCGCGCGGCTGCCGCCGCTTATTGGCGCAACATCATCAGTGAGATGCGCGCAGCCGAAAAGCTTGCCGTCGCGAATGCCCACGCCATCACCAGGCTCGTCGTCGCATATGTCACCTATGACATGAGCGCCCGCGAGGTGTTGAAGTTGGGGCCCGTCATCAAGGCGAAGAAAACCGGGGTGCCGACGTACAACCCTTGGTGGACCACGATGAGCAACGCCAGCAGCCAGGCCGAGGCGCTGGAAAAGCAACTTTGCATCACGCCGCGCGAACGCGGTGCCGGCGCGAAAGTCGAACGGAAGGCGACGCGGTCAACGGCCGGCGGCGGGTATCTGAAGCGTGGCAAATAGGTTCCTGTCGGATCCCGATCCGACGACCGCCTGGGCGAAAGCCTGCGTCGAGGGGAAGCTGTTCACGGCCGGCGAGCTGGTACGGCACGCCGCCGAGCGCCATCTTCGCGATATCCGCGACGGCGAGGCTCGCGGGATCTATTGGCGGCCCGACGAAGCGGCGCACTTCCTGAATTTTCTGCCGTCGGTGTTTCAGGTCACGGACGGCCCCGCGGCCGGTGAGCCCTTCTATCCGCTGGAGTGGCATACTTTCGTCGGAGGCTCGCTCTTCGGCTGGCGCACGGCAACGAACCGCTGGCGCTTCCGCACCGGCTGGCTCGAAACCGGGAAAGGCCAAGCAAAATCGCCGCTCATGGGTGCCATCGGCATCTATATCATGGGATGGTGCGATATCGCCCGCGCGCAGTGCTACGCGATCGGCGAAGACAAGGCGACGGCCAACGTCCTGTTTCGCGATGCTGCAGCTATGTGCCGCGCCGACGTCCCGGGCATGGAGGAGGGCGAGAGCCTCGAAGGCCTCGGCGAGGTACTCATCCGCGGCGAACATGAAAACGCGTGGAAGATCGAGCACCCCGATAGCGGCTCTTTCTTCATGCCGATCGCCAGCGGCGAATCTCAGTCCGGCCCTCGCCCTTCCTATGTCGCGGGCGACGAGATCCACGAGTTCAAGACGGAATCGTCGTTGCTCACGTGGAAGGCGGCGATCGACAAGGTCGCCGGCAATGCGCTGATGCTGCTCGGCACCAACACGCCGGCGACGACGCAGCATGTCGGTACGTCCTATTCCGACATGAATCAGGCGATCGTCAAAGGCGACGTCCGCGACGACACCGCGTTCGCTTTCATCGCCCGGATCGATAAGGCTGATCGCGAGACGGTCTTCGAGAACGAAAAGTGCTGGCAGAAGTCGCTCCCCGCGCTCGGCGAAACCTTCCCGATCGAGAATATCCGCGAGACGGTGAACTCGGCCAAGCTTCGCCCGTCCACAAAATCGAGCGTGAAGCGGCTCTATTTCGGGATCGATACGGCCTCCGCTGACTTCTGGGTAAGCGAGGAAAAATGGTCGGCAGTCCAGGGCGCGGTCGACAGCCGCGCTATGAAAGGCCGGAAATGCTGGGTTTCGCTCGACCTTGCGCAGAAGAACGACCTCACCGCGGCGTCGGCCGCTTGGGAGCTGGACGATCTTCTCGCGGTCAAGAGCTGGTACTGGACGGCGCGCGAGGGGCTCGAAGATCGGGCCGATGCCGACAAGGCACCGTATCTGGATTGGGTTGAGGACGGCTATCTCACGGCGACGCCGGGCCCGACGATCGATTACACCTATGTTGCGCAGTGGCTTCTCGAATTCTGCGCCGAGCATGACGTCGAGGCGCTGCTCGTCGACGCCGCCTTCCTGACCGCGTTCACTGACGCTTGCGACGAAGTCGGGCTCGAATATTGGATTTACGACGGACCCGGGAAGCCAGAGGGCCGCGGCCTGAAGATCATCAAGCACGCGCAGGGGCAGCGCATCGTCTTCGAGGATCGGCAACTTTGCATGCCGCACTCGATCACGCGCACCGAGGATCGGATCCTCGAAGGCAAGATCCTGATCGATTCCTCGCCCGTGACCTACAGTTGCGCAGCGAATGCAGTCGTCGAGGCCGATGGCCTCGGGAACCGCATGTTCAACAAGAAGCGCTCGCGCGGCCGCATCGACGGCATGGTCACGGTGACGATGAGCGTCGGCGGCGCCACCGCGAACGAAAAGCCGAAGAAGAAATCGGTTTACGCCTCGAGAGGCGTGCTCAGAGTTTGAAGGAGGGCGGATGAGCATTTTTGACCGCCTTCTGGGTCGTTCTGCGGCGGCGGCCGAAGCGCCTAAGCCCAGCGGCCCACCGACTATTCCGGTCGCGGCCTATACCACCTATGAGCTTTCGGATCCGATGCTCCTCGAGTTCATGCGGGCCGAGCTCGGCGGCGGAGCAGGCACCGTTGCCGATCGCATCGCTGTCCGTAACAGCGTCTTCTATCGCTCTCTGTATTTGATTTCGGGGTCGATCGGCATGCTGCCGCTGCACCTGATGCGTCGAGACGCTTCCGGTAAGACAGAAAAGGCAAGAAAGCACCCGCTTTACAAGGTTCTGCACCGCAAGCCTAACGAGTATCAGACGCCGGTCGAATTCAAGAGCTGGATGCAGACGATGGCGCTGCTCGATCACGGCGCTTACGCCTTGATCGTCCGCGGTGCGCGGGGAAAGATCCTCTCTCTCGTGCCGCTGAAGCGCGGCTCGGTACAGCCGAAGCTCGACGACAATTCGCGGCTCGTCTTCGAATATACGCGGCCGTCAGGCGGGACTGTCACGCTCCAATCGCGCGAAGTCTTCCATTTCCGGTCGCCCATTTCCCTCGACGGCATCAAAGGCCTGTCGCTGAAGGATGTGGCTGCCGACACCATCGGCTTGGCAAATCATGCCCGGCGCGCCGCAGAAAACCTCATGACCAAGGGCATGATGGCCGGCGGGGCGCTGGAAACTGACGAAACGCTGGGCGCCGAAGCGATCGAAACACTGAAGGCCAGCATGGCCGAGAATAATGCCGGCGCCGACGGTGCGGGCAGCTGGATGGTGCTCGAAGAGGGGCTGAAGGCCAAGCCGTTCAACGCCTCGGCCAAAGACTCGCAGCTTACCGAACTTCGTCGTCTTCAGGCGGAGGAAATGTCTCGATTCAGCGGCGTGCCGCGCCCTCTCCTGATGTTCGACGAGACGAGCTGGGGTAGCGGGATCGAGCAGCTCGGCCTCTATTTCGTCACTTACTGCCTGATGGTTTGGTTCATCATCTGGGAGGAGGCAATCTGGCGAATGCTCGACGAAAGCGAGCAGGAAGCGCCCGATGGCTCGATGCTCTACGCAAAATTCAATGAACGCGCCCTCCTCCGCGGATCAGTGAAGGAACAGGGTGAGTTTTTCGCCAGGGCGCTCGGCAGTGGCGGCGGTGCCGCATGGATGAAGCCCAACGAAGTCCGCGAAGCCTTTGATCAGAATCCCGATGAGGAGGGCGACTATCTTCCGCGCCCGGGGACCACTGCCGCGAGCATCGCAGAGGATTCTGCCGACGAGAAGCCGCCGGCCCCGCCGAAGCCCAAAAAGGACAAGGTCGATGAAGATTAAGCCTCGTATCAACGCGATGGCGCGCCCCGGCGCGATGCCTCTTCCGGCAGAAAGCCGCGTCTCCGCCTTCACGAAGAGCGATGTCCTCGATCGCTGGGGCGACGAGGCAGCCGGCGTTCGCGCGCTTGGCGGCGGCGACAATGTGATCACGATGTTCGACATCATCGGCGAGGATTTCTGGTCGGGCGGCGGCATCACGGCGAAGAAGGTCGCGGCGCAGCTGCGCGCTATCGGCGATCGCGATGTCGAGGTGCATCTCAATTCGCCTGGCGGCGACATGTTCGAAGGCATCGCGATCTATAACATCCTGCGCGAGCATCCGCAGAACGTGACGATCAAGATCATGGGCATGGCGGCATCGGCAGCATCGATTATTGCGATGGCAGGCGACACGATCGAGATCGGAACAGCATCCTTCATCATGATCCACAATTGCTGGGTCGTGACGATCGGCAATCGCCATGACATGGCGGAAACCGCCGCGTGGCTTGAGCCTTTCGATACCGCCATGGTCGACGTTTACGCCGCCCGCACCGGGCAGGATTCGAAGGCGGTTGCCCGCTGGATGGACGCGGAAACCTATATGTCGGGCAGCGTGGCCGTCGATCGCGGCTTCGCGGATGCCCTTCTCGCGGCCGATCAGATCACGGTCGACGAGGATGCAAAGGCCAATGATCGGAAATTGAACGACCTCCGCGCAGCCGAGCGCGGCCTCATCGCGGGCGGAATGGCCCGCGAGCAGGCCCGCGCTTGCGTAGAGAACATCCGGGGCAAGCGAGATGCGGCCTCGGACCCAGCCTCCGAGCGCGATGCAGGCGGCGACCATGAACTGGCGGGCCTCATGGCCGGCCTCCTCTCGACCATCAAAGCCTAAGGAAAATCCCATGAAAATGACCAAGCCTGCCGCGCTCGCCGCGGCAACCGCCCTCGCGCGTCCGCGCGGCGTAATCGGTATTGTTCGCGCCGACGCGACCGACCCTAGGGCGCTGATTGCGCAGCTCAACACCGCGTTCGAAGAGTTTAAGGCGACGCACGAAAAGCAGGTCGCCGCGAAGGTCGACGACGTCCTCTTCAACGAGAAGTTGACCACGCTCAACGAGACCATGTCGAGCCTCGAAGCCGCCCTCGACGATCAGGCGAAGCTCATCGCGGCCGCACGCCTGGGCGGTAACACGCCTGGAGATATGGAGCCGACGAACCCGGAATATGTCACCGCGTTCAAGGCGCACATGCGCCGCGGCGATGTTTCGGCGGCGATGTCGGTCGGCTCCGCTCCGGACGGCGGCTATTTGGCGCCGGTCGAGTGGGACCGCACTATCACGAACAAGCTGAAGCAGCGTTCGCCGATCCGCGAAAATGCCCAGGTGATCACGATCAGCGGCAACGGCTTCAGCCGGGTCTACAACGACGGCGTGATCGGGTCGGGCTGGGTCGGGGAAACTGCGGCGCGGCCTGCAACCGCCACGCCGGGCCTTACCTCGCTCGCGTTCAATACGGGCGAAATCTATGCCAACCCGGCCATCACGCAGACCGCTCTCGACGATGTCGCGATCAATCTTGAGCAGTGGCTTGCCGATCAGGTCGAAGGCGAGTTCGCGATTCAGGAAAATGTCGCCTTCCTGAGTGGCAACGGCACGAACAAGCCCGACGGCATCCTGACCTATGTGACGGGCGGCGCGAACGCGGCAAAGCATCCCTTCGGCGCGATCCTGGGCAACACGGTCGCCGGCGCTGCGGCGGTGACGACCGATGAAGTGATCGACCTTGTCTACTCGATCCCCAGCGAGCGGAACGCGAATGCCAAGTTCTTCCTCAACCGGACGAGCCTCGGCAAGCTGCGCAAACTCAAGGATGGACAGGGCAATTACATCTGGCAGCCCACCTATGTCGCCGGCCAGCCGTCGACCCTGGTTGGCTATCCGGTCGTTGAAGTCCCGGGCATGCCGAACATGACGACCGGCCTCGTCTCGATCCTGTTCGGCGACATGGAGGCGACCTACCTGGTGATCGATCGCATCGGCATTCGCGTGCTGCGCGATCCGTTCACCAACAAGCCGTTCGTGCACTTCTACACCACGAAGCGCGTCGGCGGTGGCGTCCAGAACCCCGAGTTCATGCGCTTTATCAAGCAGGCATAATCGACCTGGGGCCGGGCATTCTCCGGCCCCACCCTCCCACAATCGAAGGAACTTTTGCTATGAGCGATCTCCTCACGCTGCTCGACGGCAGCATCCCCGATGTGAAATCCGGCCTCGCAGGCAAATCGCGCGAAGATCTTGCCGCACTCCGTTCGGCTGAAGCCGATGGCAAGACGCGCAAGCCGGTGCTCGACGCGATCGACGCGGCCCTGGCCACCCTCGGCGATCCCGGCGCCGCAACGCCCCCGGCGGCCGACGTCGACCCGCGCGCTGACGCGACGGATGATCAGAACCGCATCGATTTCAATCATCCGGAGCTGTCGCCGACCGAACAGGTTGTTCAAAATCTGGTCGCGCAGAACCTCGCCGCCCAGCAGGGCGAATAATCCGGCCTCGGCCCCGCTGCACGGCGGGGCCGGCCTCCCCCACCCTTTCTGAAGGATCGACCCGATGGCCGACAACATCACCGCGCCTGCCGCCGGCGCCGTCCTTGCCACCGACGAAATCGGCGGCGTCCACTATCCCCGCACGAAGATTTCGTTCGGCGTCGACGGCGCCGTGATCGACGTATCGGCGGGTGCCCCTCTCCCTGTCGTCGCTGCTCTGCCCAATGGGGCGTCGAGCGCGGCAAAGCAGGATGCCATTCTTGCCGCGCTGTCGACCGTCGTCGACGGCCTCGCGGCCGTCATTACCGCGATCGGCAACACGACCTATTTTCCGCCGACCCAGCCGGTGAGCGGCACCGTCGCGCTCGACGGCGCTTCGCTTGCGGCGCTGGAAACGACCGAGCTGGGCGCCGCCACGCTGGCATCCCTCGAAAACATCACGGTTGCCGGACCGCTCACGAACGCCGAGTTGCGGGCTGCCTCTGTCCAAGTCAGCACAACGCAAGCCGCGCCGGCGCAGGTCAAAGAGACCATCACGGCTGACACTCCAAAAACGGTGCTCGCCGCCGACGCCAATCGGGCCGGGTGCCGGATTCTCAATTACACGTCGTCGCCGATCTACATCACACAGGGCACAGCGGGCACTCCGCCGAGCGGCGCGGAATCCGACTATATTCCCGCAGCCGCCGGCGGCGTTCCTGGACAGTGGGAGGCGCCTTATCGGCCGACCCTCGGCTTGCGAGCGGTAGGCGCCGTCGCGGGCGACCTCACGGTTGTAAGCTGGTAAAATGTTCGCCCGGTCCGGCGAGGCTCTTCTGCGGCGCGGGAAACGCAGGGCGACGGTCACCGCGCGCCCGCCGATCCCGGTTGGCGAGCTTGATCATCGCTATTTCACTGTCGGCTCGGGACCGCAGTCGTTTGGCGTAGCGGGTGGGTTCGTCGGCGCAGGAATGAGCTTTTCTCTCGTATCAGCGCCGGTCGGGGCTAGCCTTACGGTGGACCAGGTCAGTGGTCAGGTTGTCGCACAGACGGTCGTCGAGACGAGTGGCAACGTCGTGGTGCGCGCCACGAACGCCCTTGGATCGGCTGAGCAGTCCTTCCCCCTCTTCGTCGTGGCCATCGCCGAATACACGGTCCTCGCCCGCGAAGCGAACGGCACGGTCACCGTCGAAAGCCTCGCCACGCCCTGGCATCCAGCCTTGACCCGAGAGAGCAACGGCACCGTCACACTCCAGGAGGCCGCATAATGCCAAAGTTCCGTTATAGCACCGACGGCGGCACGACTTGGACGGTCACAGAGGCGGCACTCCCCTACAATATCGGCGTGACCGCCGAACAAGATGTGATGGTCGAGCCGATCGGCGCGGCGGTGACAAATCTGGGCACTGTTTCCGGCCACGTCCTTTCGCTCGTCTATGACGCTTCAGTCCCGACGGCCGACATCCAGGCGACGACCAATTTCGGCGGAACCTTCTATTGGTGCATCACAGCGTCGCTGACGCCCCCGAGTGCCGCCGCGATTATCGCAGGAACTGGATTTGTCGAGCATGGGTCGGTGGGCACGGTTCCTGGCTCTTTCGCGCTGACGCTGCCGACCCTCGACGGGGTTACGGAGCTGTTTTTCCACGCCGTCGTAGCCAATGGGGCGGAGCGGACGAACGTCGCATCCGTACGTGTCCAGATTGGCAGCACCAGTTCGTGGATCGGTATCTCCGGCACGACGGGCGCGCCGACGATCTACAATTACACCGACGGCGATGGCACCTGGCGCGCTTGGGAGTTCACGGCCGACGGCAGCTTCACGGTCAACCATGGCGGCGGCCTCGAATATGAGCTGGTCGCTGGAGGCGGTGGCGGTGGCGGCGGCACATCCTTTGTCTGGGGCGGCGGCGGCGGCGCTGGCGGCGTCTTGCGCGGGACCACAACACTCACTCCCGGCACCTATGCCGTTGTCGTCGGTGCTGGCGGCGCTGGCGGCACCAGCGCCGCGCGGTCGACCAGCGGCGGAAATAGTACCGCGATGGGCCTGACCGCTGTCGGTGGCGGTGCAGGCGGCTGGGGCAACGACAATACGAAGCCGCAGTTGACGGGCGGTAGCGGTGGCGGTGCCCGCGGTGGTAGTTCGACCGGCGCGGCGGGTACGTCAGGACAGGGCTTCGCGGGCGGCAACGGCCAAGGAAATTCGGGCGGCGGTGGCGGCGGTGCCGGTGGCGTCGGCGGGAACGGCTCAAGCCCCGCGAGCGGCAACCCTGCCGGCACTGGCGGCATTGGGATATCCTCGACCATCATCGGGACCGCGCAGCAAATCGCCGGTGGCGGTGGCGGCAGCGGCGGATTGGGCGGAACGGCGAGCCATGGCGGCGGCGCGGGCGCGACCAATACAAGCGGCAGCAATACGCCCGGGGCTGCCGCGACTGCCGTTGGTGCAGGCGGTGGCGCGGGCAACGGCAACGGCAACGCGCCGGCCTTCTTGGGTGGCAATGGCTATCGAGGCCGTTTCGTCATCCGGATCAAGATCGCCTAATGACCCGCGCGATCCTGACCAGCACGGCGGCGAGCGGGCACCAGAACGTTCGCGTCCCGACGCCGACGAGTGGCGCGTCGATCGGCGTCGGCTGCTCCGGTTCCGACCCAATCTGGAACAAGGGCGGCATTCAGTGGCTCGTCCAGCAGAAGCTTGGCGTGTCGCCGCTATTCGACAAATGCACGACGCCCGGCGCTCCGATCACCGTGCACATGACCAACCCGCCGTCATTCGGCGTCTACGCTTGGCAGAACCTCGCCAGCTACGAGTTTCTCCATATCGGCGACAACCCGAACCTGGACGGCATCCACGACCCGTCGAAGCTGCATCAGTGGGCGCAGAAATTTTGGGCCGAGGGCCATGCCGGCGCGGGAGGTGAAACGCTGCTCTGGACGCTCCAGCCGGTCTACAACGCCAACGCGACGACGTTCCTCGCGTGGATCGCCAACGCTGAGAATGAATACAATATCGCGCAGGATTACTGCAACGTGCGCGTCCCTGCGGGGAAGCGCCTCGTTCGCCAAATCCCCGGTCTCCAGCTCTTCCGGCGCTTCTTTCAGGACCAGCAGGCGGGCCTCGCGCCGACGGCGACCTGGTTCACCGACCTCTACACCGACACCTTTCACATGGTGCAGGGCAAGATTTCCTACATCGCCAGTGTGATCGGCGCATCGTGTATGTTCGGTATCGACCCCAAGACAATGCCGAATGACATGCAGACGGCATCGGGGTTCACAGTGCCCGAGGCGCAGTACGTTAAGGGCTGCATTTCCGACACGATCAAGGCTTTTCAGCGCGCAGGCGTCAACACGGGGGCGTGGACGTGATGCAATGGCGCGCGGCGTTATTGGCCTGGGCCTTGGTCATTGCAATTTCCATCCTCGGAGGCTGAAATGCTCGCATTCTACCTCTCCACCCTGTTGCTCGGCAGCGGCGGCAACCCCGATCCGGGCCCGCAGGTCGAACCCGTTACGCTGGCGGAGGCGAAGAAACACCTTCGGGTCGAAACAAACGCCGACAACGCGGCCGTCGAGGCGGCGATCGTCGACGCGCGCGAATGGGTCGAGGGCTATACCGGCATGGTGCTCACCCGCCGCGTCGTGACCGAGCGCCTGGCCGCCTTCACCGACCAAACCAAATTGCGCGCCTGGCCGATCGCGGGCGATCAGCCGGTGACGATCGTCTATCGTGACAGCGCTGGCACTGCGCAGGCGATCGGGAATGCCACGCTGCGCGCCGCGACCCGGCCTGGCATCATCTATCCGGCCGCCGGGGAACGTTGGCCCAATCGCTCGACGATCTCCGGCGCCATCGAGGCGACCTTCACCGCTGGATATGCGGATCCGGCCGACGTGCCGGGCATTCTCAAGCGCGCCCTGCTCGTCATGCTCACCGCGTTTTACGAGGACCGCGACGGGGGCGAACTTTTCGACAGCTCGGAAAAGGCCGCAAAGGCGCTGTGCAATCGCGGAAACTATCGGGTCCGCACGCTGTGAAGGATTCGCGCTCGATCGCGAGCCGCCTGAAAGACCGTGTTCGCATCGAACGGCCAGTCACTGACGACGCTTTCGACGGTGCGGGCGCGGGCACCTGGGAGCCGCTGCAAACCGATATCGTGTCGGCGGAGATCATGGACATGCTGCCGAGCCGAGGCGAGCGCCTGGCCGACGGCATCAACGTCACGACCGGCCCCGCGCGCGTGCGCCTGCGGTATCGCACCGACGTCGATTCCTCGATGCGCCTGGTCGAGATCTTGAGCGACGAGGACGGCAACGACGTCGACGGCCGGATCATGCAGATCACGACGCGCCCGGCGCGCCTGCGAGACCGCGGGCGCGAGCTGATCGAGTTCATGACGGAGCATTACAGCACGGCGGGCAATCCGGCCTGATGCCGACCGTCACCGGGAAGGCGGAGGTCAAGGCATATATCGCCCGCCTCCCCGCCGAACTCGAAGAGAGGGTTCTCCGCGGCGCCGCCCGCGCCGGCGCTGACGTGGTGGCAGCCGACGCACGGAACCGGTCGATTTCATCGGAGGTCTCCGGCTCGATCAAGGTCCGGACGAAGAAAGAGCCCGGCCGCATGCTCGCGATCATCCAAACGCAGGGGCGCGGCGCCTATCTCGCGCCCTGGCTCGAATATGGGACCGAGGGCCATTTTATCAGCGTCGACGACAGCGTGCGCGGCGGGATGAGCATCAGCAGGATCAACCGCCAGGCGCGCGAAGGCTCGCTGGTCATCGCGGGCCATTTCGTCGGCAGCACGGTTTGGCACCCCGGCGCGCGGCCGCATCCGTTCCTGCGCCCCGCGCTGGATCTCAACGAGGCCGAGGCGATCGCTGCGGCGCAGTCCTACATCAACACCCGCGTAACCCGGATGGGAATCGTCGGGACCGACGAAGGGGATGCCGCATGACGACGGGCGTCACCATCATTGGCGGGCTGATCGAGGCTTACGCCCCCCTGACGAACATCGTCCCGGCAAACAGCATGAAGGCCGGGCGCCTGCCCGCCAATATCACGATCCCGGCGCTGCTCGTCCGCCGCACCAGCGGATTCGAGCGCCAGCAGCTCAAGCGCGGCTCGGTCGTGCGCTGGGTCGACCGCGTTTCGGTGACCGCGCGCGTCGTTGCCTACCGCGACCTCGAAAAGATCCTCGGCCTCGTCGTCACGTGTTGCGCGGGCCGCGTCGGCGACATCGGCGGCGCCCAGCGCGTCTCGATCCTCAATGCCGGCATAGGTCCCGAGCTGGAAGGCCCGGCCGACAGCTTCGAGCAAACCCAAGATTTTCGAGTGACTTACGAGGTTTAGCAGAAGGAGAATTGCGATGAGTGCAAAGAAAGTGGGCTATCCGACCAAGGATTTCACGGACGCCGGGACCGGCGAAAGCTTTTCCAAGTTCGCCGGCGGCAAGCCGCCCGAGTTCGAAACCGGCGCCCATGCCAACTATCTGGCGGCCGGACTGATCACCGAAACGCCCCCGAAGGCGGCCGACAAGGAAACCCCGCCGGCCACCTGACCCCATTCCGCCCGTCCGGGCTGAATAACCGCCGGCGCGTCCGGCTCGCCAACCAGGAGTAATGAATATGGGATCGTCCACCGCGGCGGGCACGACGCTCGCCATCTCGGTTGCGCACCCGGCGACGGAAGACGCCGCCGGCTATGCAGCCCTCACCTATACCGAAATCGGTCAGATCGAAAAGTTGGGCGGCTTCGGTCCCAGCTTCGCGAAGATTGAGTTCAAGCCGCTGAAGGGCCCTGTCCAGAAGCACAAGGGTTCGCCTGACTATGGCTCGCTCAATCCGTCGATGGCGCATGATGACGCCGACGCCGGACAGTCCATTCTTCGGACCGCGAGCGCCGACGCGACGTCGACGCTCTACACCTTCCGCATCACCCTTGCGGACGGCGCGAAGCGGTACTTCCAGGGCCGCGTTTTCGGTTACCCCGAGACGGTCGACGGCGCCGACACGATCCTGATGGCAAACCCGTCGGTCGAGATCGACACGAAGATCGTCAAGGTCGCCGCGACCTAATCCCAACCCCATTCCGGCCGGGAGCCGGATCAAAGGCATCGGCCCGCCCGCGCGTCGCGGTTGCTCGGGCGGGTCGGTGCAATTCCTTACCGCGAAAGGTATTTTTCATGTCCGACACGAATTACGACATCACCCAGGAAGCCGTCGACGAAACGACGACCATCCACGTCAAGAACGCTGCCGGCGAGCTGCTCTATGCCGACAAGGCGCGGACCAAGCCCGTCCAGATTGAAATCTGGGGCCCGGGCAGCGACGCATTCGGCATCGTCGAATCGCGCCAGTCCTCGCGCGCGGTGAAGCGCATGCAGGAAAATGACGGCAAGATTACCGTCGCGCCGCACGAGGACCGCGTCCGCGAGACCGCCGAGGACCTGGCGACGCTGACCCGCAGCTTCATCAATCTCGCCTACCCGCCCGCCGGCAACGCGCAGGGCGCCGAGTTGTTCGCCGCGCTGTATCGCGACAAGAAGCTCGGTTTCATCGCCAAGCAGGTCACGCAGGCCGTCGGCGATTGGGGAAAGTTCACGCCCGGGTTGCCCGCGACCTGACGCTGTACGTCCGGCAGCTCGCCTGGCTTCACGCCGTGCCGAAGCCGCCGGAAGGGTCGCGGCGCGCGCAGGCCGCCGAGAAGCTGCCGCAAATCAGCCGCCTCGACGACCTGACGCGGAGGAAGATCGAGCCTCAGATGCCGCCGAACCCGATGCCGCACGTGATCGCGCGGCTGATCGAGATCGGCATCACGGAAACGAACGGAATGGGCCCTGCCCCGCTGTCCTGGCGCGAAATCGACGCCTGGCAGCGGAGCACGGCCGTTCGGCTCCAACCGTGGGAGGCTCGCCTCATCCGGAAGCTCTCGCTTGCCTACATCGCCGAAGGGCGCCGCGCGGAAGCTGAGACTTGCCCGCCGCCGTTTCGGATGGGCGTCACGCAGCGGGAAATCGAAACAGAGGACGCGCTCCTCCGCTCGATCCTGGGATGACCGATGGAGGGGCCGCCGGCGGCGGCCCTTTCACATGAAGGGAGGCTCGCGATGGATGATGGCCAGCCCACCCTAGGCGTCGGCTTCGCGATCGAGCCGACCTATGAAGGCCTCGCCCAGGCGGTCGCCGCGATGGATTCGGCCGAGGCCCGGATCATTGCCGAGGCGGCATCGATCGAACGCGCGACGGGCAACATGCTCAATCTCGGCGGTGCGACCGCCAACATGCGCAGTTTCGGCTCGGCCGCGACGAAAGAGGCGCAGACGGCGGCGCGCGAGCTGTCGCGGGTCGAAAAGGCTGGCGAGGCGCTGTCGCGACAGCTTGAGCGCGATGCGGCCGCCTTCGGCCGTAGCCGCGCCGAAATGCGGTCGATGAAGGTCGAGGCCGCCGCGCTCGCTGCCGAACAGCAGGGGCTCACGGAACTGGCCGGCCGGCTGCGCAGCCAGGAGGAGGCCCTCCAGCAAGCCGCGTTTCAGACCGCCGCCGCGCGCGATGCCGAGGCGGCCGCGACGGC